AGAATATCTATTGCATTAACCATCTCTTCTAGTATTGTAGGAAGGTCTAGTTTTATCCCATACATTCTTTCATCTTCTTCATCCTTGAATGAAAGTTCCAGTTCATTAGATACAGATACTATTCGTAGATGTACCAATAGAAACTCAAGATCAAATGTGTGTAGGACTTCAATGTCAAAAGTTTTTGTGAGTACGCAGTTATTAACTACCTGCTTCACTGCACGGACCATATCCTCAGTGTCTTCTGATTTTAACGCAATTAGAAGAATCTTTTCCTCTTTAATTGTATAGGGACGATACATAATCTTTTGTTTTGCTATCGGAAGAAATGTATTAAAGGTTGCTGTGTCAATTTTAGGTAACATAATTTACTCCTAGTTAAATAACGACGCGGGCTCGAAGCTTAGGTCGACTGGTCGTGGAATTGGGTTAGTGAATATTCCGTTCGTGGCGCGGAATAATATATCGGTTCGATCCAGAGAGGTATCAGCGGATGTGACAGGTACAAAGTAACTAGCGAATCTCTGGTTGAGATCATTTGCGAGCATAGCACTTGGTTCTAACTGCCTGGAGTTTCTAAGAGCGGAACGAGCTGTTTGACTTTGACTTTCAAGATCAGCATATTGAATCTCTTCAAGTGTCAAATATGCTGTAATATGTCGGACATATGAAAATGATACAGTAATTCTAATTAACCCATTGCGGGTATTATTATTAAGTAACACTTCTGACATTCTAATTGGAAACGCCTCCAGGAATGTATTACTAACAGCTTTACGGCCTTTAGCCTCGTGATTATATACAACTATAGTTCTCGCATAAGTACTTTGGTAGTTTACAAAGAACGGCATACCTTCTGCACCAGGCTGCGCCTCGTGTGTTTCATCGTTATAGTATACAATGTTGTTAAACCACTCTGTTATAGCTTTATGTGTAGCTCCTTGGCCGTCCACTATAAATTCAAGCGTAAGCGGTGTGAAGACCACTCCCCAGACTGCTCTGTGTGTTGGTCCATACCCGAAACGTTGAATAGTGTCGTCTGTACCTAATGTAAGTCCTGGCATTTGAGCAGAATCACATAGAATTGAGAGCGTCTTTGTAGTGTTTATATTGCCGCCCCCTCCTCTATCTGTTATTGATATTGTAAAGAGGTTCGGGTTAAGTAGTCCGTTGCGGTCTTCAATTTCTTTAATGAACGTTGATATAGAAAATGGGTTTCGCTGAGTGGTAACAACAACGTCTGATAGTTCTTCTGGAGCTGTTACGTCTGTCATCTTTTAAACCTAATTGCGTTTTTAGAGTCAGTCCAGACCTTCGTAACTGGTGCTTTCTGGAATCTTTCTGTAGGTAGCATTAATGCGATATCCCATTCAATTGGAGCGACCGAGACGAAACGAGATCTAACGTGGTTCTTGAGATACTTCTTAAATGCAGGTCTAAAGAACCTAAACCTTGCTGTATTTTTTAGAATCTGATAAGTTAGCCGCAACTTTGTTGATTCATCATATCGAGTATTATTAATGAGAGTATATAATGCATCCATTAACTTAGCTCTATGCGACGGCGGGAGATAATGGAGATTGATTCCTGTGAAATATGGACCCTGTACATCGATTACAAATACTAGCGGAAAGATATCGTAGTAGGGCATTTTGTCTTTTGTCTTCGGATCGTAATAAAACATATACATCCGACCAGGAACAACTGCTGAACGAAACCGACGATGATCTGATTTCATCAACTCCGTTTCTTCTACTGATACTACACCTTTAGCTTTATTACGGAACCAATTACGAGCCTCTGCAGTTCGTGCGGCGAGCATACCAGCCCGTAGCCCACGTTCAAGCAACGTAGTAAATACGTTATCCACAATAGCCGATTGTTTATGATAGGGTATCTTAGCCATATGTTATTTATCGTGATCTACTAGAAGTAAAGTAACTGAACATCAATTTATGTCGCGTTCCGAAATCAGTTTAAAAATCCAGCCTTTTTTATCACAACTGACTCTAGCTGCTTCCCACTTTTTCATATTAATTCCATATGTAGCAGCCATTCGAAGATACTTTTTTGAGATTTTCCCATTCTTATCCTTCGGAGGCGGAAGCGTTTGTGAATGTGGTTTAATTTCTACAAGAAATGTTAATATTTTTCCAGATGCGTCTTTACGTTCGAACCATATATCGGGAAAATATCTATGAGATCTTCCGGTAATCGGATTAACATAGGATACAATCATAAACGACTCCTCAGAAGCATATCGCACAACCTGTGGATGATTATCGAGGTACATTAGTACTTTAAGTTCTAGTGATGAGCGGTACACTATATCTGCTACACGCCCTTTATATTTCTCAGGATGCTTAGGTTTAAAGTATCCTTGTTTATATCCTGCCATGTCTTGCCATAAATAGTTAATTCAATACTAACTATTTATCAGGATTACATGACACAAGCACAAAATGTAGTTGAAAATAACCGAGCTCAAGCCGGCCTTCAAATGGTTCAGCATCCGTCTGACTTGGGCCCTTTCTTCTTATCGATGGATTTCTATGACTATAGAGCAGCCTTTGGTCAGACGGCATCACCACATAACTCAGCGAACAACATAAGCCCTGTTCGTCGCCTGTTTAATGCTGATCGCACGAGTGTAGATAATCAAATTAAAAAGAGTTCATTCGCAAAGATTAAACTACCTATACCTGCGAATCTATCAGACAATTACCGAACACAATGGGAAGATATTGAGCTTGGGGGATTCGCAGGTATTGCTTCTGATATATACGCGACGACTGGTGCCTTAATTAACGCCGGTGGTCTGAATGAAAATGCTGGTGGTGGATCTGGAGAAGAAGGCGAGGCCGGTGGAGCATCTGGAATTATATTAGCCGCCCTTAGAGGAACTGCTCAAGGAATAGGTCGTCAGTTGATTAATGAGACGACGATCGGTAACATATTCGATCTTGCGACAGGTACAGCTGTTAATCAAAACCTCACGGTTGCATTTAGAGGGCCGACTCTTAAATCACACCAATTTAAATGGAGACTAGCACCTAAAACTGTTGAAGAGTCTAACAACATCAAAAAGATTATTGGTATAGTCAAACGGGCAAAACACGCATCACAATTTGCGTCTGAATCAACTACGATTCTTAGATATCCTTCAGAATGTCTACTAATGTTTGTATCAGCTAGTCCAAACGCAAAAGATTTTCTATATCCAATGAGGCCTTGTGTATTAGTGGATTTCAGTATAAACTATGCACCGAATGGCGGATTATCTCTTCACCAAGGAGATGGATATAATGTTACGGTCGTAGAAATATCTATGACCTTTAAAGAGACTTCATACTATACACGTGAATCCTTTGACAATACACTTGAATACGGGTACGATGGGCTTAACACTGCAGACTTGATGCGCGCTGGTTCTATACAATACGATGAACAAGGCGCACCGCCCCTATCATCAGAGAATCCTCCAGTTGCTCCTCCTACTCCAGCACAGACAGCTCAAGCACCAGCCGCTGTTGCAACGGCTGCTAGAGAAGCCGCTGTTGCAACTAATCCATTCCTCAGTCAGCGTAGAAACTAATGGCCAGCTATTTTACTAACTTTCCATCTATAAAATATCGTGACCGATATGCCCCTAATATCCTCGCTTCTATACGGTTAGCATATAACGTATTACAATCGAGTCAAATATATCATCCATTTGTTATAGCGGAAGGCGATAGACCAGACACAGTAGCAAATCTATATTACGACGACCCTGAGGCTGATTGGTTAATATATCTAGCGAATAATTACGTAGACTTAAACAATCAGTGGCCGTTAACCGCCTCACAATTAACTACCTTTATTGAACGTAAGTATGATGGGTTTTCAGGAGCTAGTCAAGTACGACACTATAATTTGAAACAAAACATTCCTAGTCTGGCGCAGGAACAATTTGATAATATTCCAGACGACATGCGGAAGTATTGGGTTTGGAATAACAATACTCAAGTATACGATATCACTAATATGTATGTCGAATTAACACCTGCTTCATATGCTGCGTTAACTGTACGTGAACGGATATATTGGACACCTCATACACACTATGACTATGAGTTTGAACGTAATGAACAAAAACGAGTAATCAAACTCATCGATCGCCAATATAAAGGCACACTAGAGGATGCTCTAAGGAAAGCTGTAAATGACAGGTAATATCTTTCAGGGTCATGAAAAGGTAGAGTTAAAAACCGTCACGTTAACATCCGCGGCGAGTCGCAAACGTATTGATATAAAAGCGCTTGTGCGTAACATAGATGTCTTTTGTTCGATTTTCACTCCAGTAACAACAGCTCGAGTTCGTGTAATAGATGCGACGGGTATGGTACAAAATCTTCCGATATTAGGTGAGGAAATCTTAGAGCTAGTTTTTAAATCCCCAAACAGGGAAGAGTTCGCTAGAATATTTCACGTATACGGTATTGAAAACCAAGAATACAACGACAACGGCGCCGCGATTTCCTTTACGTTGAAGCTTGCATCTATCGACAATTTTAAAGCGACTGCTACTACAATCAACAGAGGCGATCGGAAGAATATACATGAGTTGGTGCAGAGTATTCTAACAGAGAACTTACAAACAGAAGCGGACGCGAATATAGAAAACACTAATGGTGTTGAGCATATTATTATACCTAATTGGAGTATATGGGAATCTATAGAGTATCTACGAAAGCGTGCTGTATCATCTGAATACATCTCTCCGTTCTTGTTTTTTGAGAATCAAGACGGATATCACTTCCTATCTTATGAAAAGCTTATTGAGCAGCGACAAGAGAAAGCCGAGACGCTCGTATTTGTTAATGAAAGCTTTAAACCTGGGGCAGGTGAAGGCGCCGACCGTATTACAGTTTTGGAAAACCAAATTAGGAATGTTACTCAATTTGAGGTTATAACCCGTGCAAATGCTATAACACAACTACAAAACGGAGGCCTCAGCTCACAAGTAACTACGTATGATCCATTTACACGAACTTCGAAAACATCTGCGTATAGTTATACAGATTTAAGTACACTAATTAAAAAACCTCTTGTTGATGGATTTCACCCTGAACACTCTGAGTCTTTTGCAAACAACATAAGCACTCCTACAATACGAACAACATTAGCGGTTGACACTACGAATGAAAACTACTTATCACAAGAAGCGGCTGGAGCGAAACAGCTATTCGCATCGGCGGTCGGATCAACCTGTATTGGGTTTACCGTACATGGAGATTCAAGTCTACAAGCTGGAGACATAATAAAGTTCATCGGCCCCGCTCGTGCTGAATCGCCTGAACCCGATAAGCAGATAACAGGTAACTATATCATCGGAAGTCTCAAACACGGATTGTTAGATGGTGCAATGTATGATACTATAGAAGCATATCGATTTGGATTCGGCGAAAGCTTAATAACTACAGCGGAAGAGAGT